ATTATGGCGGCGGTGGCGGTGGTGGCGCATATGGAGAAGGACGTAATCAGTTAGGTAGTGAGAGTTCTCCTTCAACTGATGCTGGAGGAAATAGTTTTTCTCAAACTTTAGCCTCGGCTCATGGCGGTAGGGGATTGTTTTCTAATTATGCTGATGGAACTACAGACACTCACCCTCCTTCTGCGGCTTCTGCTGGTATAAGATCGTTTGCTGGCGGTGGGGGTGGATCATGTGTGACTTATTTAGGATTTATTGGTGGTGGCGTAGGTGGACTTTACAGCCAGTTAGTGAGTAACTCTTTTACTCAATCTGGTATGTTTCGTGCTACTGCTACTACCTATGTGAATAATGGTGCTGTAGCAATGTATGGTGCTGGTTCAGGTTCAGGTAACGGCAGTACAGGTCACAACGCCGCGGCTACTGCAAATTCAGGTTCAGGCGGCGGCAGTCAATGTTCAGGTACTAGCCGTGTTTCTGGTGCAGGTGGTTCTGGTATAGTTGTAATAAGGTATGCGGTAGTATAATGGCTCATTTCGCTAGGGTTAATTCCGATAATATTGTTATAGATGTAGTTGTTGTTCACAACGATGAAATGCTTGACAATGATGGTAAAGAATCTGAAGCGGTGGGGGTCGCTTTTTTAGATACGTTGTTCCCTGATGATACAGATACTTGGGTTCAAACTTCTTACAATCATAACATGAGAGGGTATTACGCTAAGATCGGTGACACATGGGATGCTGGTAGAAACCAATTTGTTAATCCACAACCTTGGCCTTCTTGGGTGTCTACAGAAGTAGATGGTCTTTTAGGGTGGAAATCCCCAGTTGAGAAAACGGAAGAACAATACGGGTATCATTGGCATGAAGACACTACGTCTTGGGTTCAACCACCTAAGCCGCCTGATTATCCATCGTTTGTCTGGAATAGTACAACTGGAGAATGGAATCCTCCTGTGGCGAAACCAGATGATCCCGATAATCAATATGCTTGGGATGAAGACAAACAAGAGTGGATTAAAGTTTAAGAAAGGTTTATGCTAGGAAGTAATTATGGCTACTTATTCAAAGATTGATTTATCTGCGTCAACAGACGGTAGAGGTATAGCTGTAGCGGCTACTGCCACGGCAGGTACCCTTATCCATACTGGAAGCAGTACAGCTACCACATATGATGAAATATGGTTATATGCAACTAATACTCATACTGGTGATGAAGTTATCGTTGTCGAATTTGGAGCTTCTGGTGCAGGCCCAGCAGATTATATTTACCAAACTATTGAATCTAAAAAAGGTTTAGCTCTAATAATTCCCGGACTTGTTTTACAAGGCAACGGTTCTGCTCTTACTGTTAAAGCTTTCAACTCTGGTGGCGCTTCAGGCAGGCTTAATGTATTTGGTTATGTCAATCGGATAACAGCATAAGGAAACTATGGCAAGTAACTACCCAACCTCACTAGATTCAGCGACAGAGCAACCGTCACCCGGAGCGACAACTGACCTTGACGCATCCGGTTACGAACATCACACTGTACACACAAATGCTTCTGAAGCTCTTATTGCTTTAGAAACTAAACTAGGCATAGGTTCTTCTGCGGCTTCTGGCGCTACTGACGGTCACGTAATAACTCGTCAAGCTGATGGGTCTACCGCGTGGGAAGCTATTCCTGCTCAAACGCCTACTGTTATTACTGTTGCGGATACTACGGATTCGTCTTGTAGTGTCGCTTTGTTCGAGTCCGCTACCGGCGATCTCGCTCCTAAAACTGATGGTGGCGCTACATATGATGCGAGTAGCGGTACTTTAACTGCTACTGCTTTCGCTGGTGCTTTGACAGGTAACGTGACCGGGAATGCTTCTGGTACTGCGGCTACTGTCACAGACGCGGCGCAAACAGCTATTACTTCCGTTGGGGCTTTAACAGGTTTAACTATTGGTAGTGACGGCACGGGTGGAGATGTTACTTTCTACTCTGATACTGCTGGCGATTCGATGGTGTGGGATGCCTCTGAGGAGAAACTCACAATAACAGGTACTAACGCCCAGACCGCGTTGGCTGTCGCTGACGGTAATGTGACTATGGCTGATGATCTTACTGTGACTGGCGCTATAAGTGCTGGTAGTATTGTTGCTCCTCTCGCTATAAACGCTCAGACAGGAACCACCTACACATTTGCAGACGGCGACCAAAGTAAGCTTGTTACAGCAAGTAACGGTTCCGCTCAGACTTACACTGTTCCACCTAATTCAGGTGTGGCTTTTGCTGTTGGTACAGCTATCACAATTATTGGTATAGGTGCTGGTAAGGTAACTTTGGCTGAAGGGTCAGGAGTGACGATTAACAGCAAAGACAGTGAGAAAGCGATTGATGGGCAACACGCTTCTGTGACTATAATTAAAACAGCTACAGATACTTGGCAACTTATCGGCGCTTTGCAGGCGTAACATGTCTTTCATACATGGTCTTTTAGGCTCAACAGCAAATGCGAGTGGTGCTGTTATTCCTTTGGTTGCTACAGGTGGGACTACATCAACAGATGGCGATTACAAGTATCACGAATTTACAGGATCAGGAACTTTTGAGATTACGTCAAATCCTGCTGGTGAAACTTTTGACGTTATAATCGTTGGTGGTGGCTGTGGTGCCAACTCAATGTATTTTGGTGCCGCCGGTGGTGGCGGCGGTGGCGCTGTAAATTGGTGTGGAGAGGTAGCTGGCACGATTCAAACCTACACTGTAAGTGTTGGGTCAGGAGGAGCGGCTGGCCAGAATGCAGGTAGCGCTAGTGATGTAACAAATTGTTTCTGGGATGGTAGTAGTTATGTGACTGCTATTGCTGGTGGCGGCACACCATATAATTACAGCGCCTCATATAATGAATCTGGTTCAGGAGGATACGCCGGTTCGGGTGGCGATGTAAATGGACAACCGGGAGGAACTCACCAAAATTTCACTGGTGGGACTGGAGGTAATGGCATGTTAGCTTCAGGTTCGTCTTGGGGTGCTGGAACAGGTTCCGCTGGTCATGGTGGCGGTGGCGGAGGCGGAGCCGGTTCATCTCTAACAGCCGCTGGCGGTACTGGATATAACGGTGTTAATGGAAATTCTTATGTTTCTACGTGGTCTAGATATGGTTATGGCGGTGGAGGTTCGGCAGGTTTTCGGCATACTGATTGGATAGCTGGGATGTCCGGAGCCGATTCAGGAACCACTATAAAATATTTAGGTTCCGGTGGGGGTGGAGCAGGATGGTCATTTTATTGGGGTGGTGTAGCAGGTGGGGCTGGTGGCGGTAGCGGTTATTATGGTGGCGGCAACGGTGGCGCTGTAGCAACTTACTCTGGTTACGCCGTCAACACAGTTAATTCAGCTAACACTGATGGAAACCCTAATCGTGGATCAGGAGCAGGTGGTGGCGCTCATAACTACAATTACGATAAGGCTGGCGGTTCCGGTTATGTTATATTCAGATACTTGTCAGGATTGTAATGGCTCATTTTGCGAGAGTTAATTCTGAAGGAATTGTTTCTCATGTGATTGTTGTTAGCAATGAAGACATGTTAGATGAAAACGGTGAAGAATCAGAAGCGGCAGGTATAGCATTTCTTGACAATCTTTATCCTGATGAGACAGATACTTGGATTCAAACTTCGTACAATACTCGTAGCGGAAAACACCAATATGATGGATCTGCTTTAAGAGGTAATTTTTGTGGAATAGGATATATTTACGATTCTGAAAAGGATGTTTTTTATCAACCGTCACCATATCCATCGTGGGTTTTAAATAATGAAACTTTTCAATGGGAAGCTCCTATTGCTTATGAACTTGGTTGCACATGGGATGAAGATAATCAAGTTTGGCAAAAGCCTGAAAAACCCGCTGAGAATCCTTCATTTATTTGGCATAGTGATTTTGGCATCTGGGGGCCTCCTGTACCTATAAATGTAGAAAATCAACCTATAGGGACTATGACTTATATTTGGGATGAAGATACTGTTGCTTGGGTTAAACCAAATCAACCTGCGCCTTCTTGGGCTTGGAATGATAGCGGATGGTGGGAAGCTCCGACTTCTTATCCTGATGCAACAAAACCTTTTGATTGGGATGAAAGTACTCTTTCATGGATTGAAGTAGTACTTTAAATGTCTATTGATTATTGGCAAGCCAGCACAAACTACAGGTAACGTGATTAATGCCTGTATATCCAGCACCCGAACAAGTATATAGCTCAAACGAATTAGAGTATTCTGGTGGGTCTTCTGCATATACAGGATCAACTTACAAATACAGTGAACCCGGATTAAATTACAATCATGTAACAACCGAATATGCCGATCAAACATTTAATATCGGGTATCGGAAAGCTGATGTAGGTTACCGAAGCGCCGACTGGCGTTACGACGGTTCGGCTTCTTACGAAACGCACATAATAACTGCTTCAATATCTGCTTCTGGTTCAACCAGTGTCACATTGCAGATGACGAACTTTATTGGTGGTAGTGCCACTGGTTCAAGTTCTACTTCAACGGGTATTCAATCAACACAATTTATAGGTTCTTCTCTTTCAGCTACTGGTTCTACATTAACTGCAATCATCGAAGAAGCTTTGTTGAGTGCAGGTTTATCAACATCTTCGTCACTGTCAGCTACGATATTTCAAAAACATTATCTTCTTGGCGAGGCGCTTTCAGCTACTGGATCTACGCTAACAGCTATTATCGAGGAGGCTTTGATAGCCGCTTCGCTTACAGGGTCGGCAACAGTCTCATGTGTTATTAAAATAAAATTACCTAATTCAAACGTAACACTCTCGCCTTCTCTCTACCATGATGTTACGCTTGTTCCAACGAACTATCACGATGTGTCACTTCTAGCAAGTGTTAATTAGGAGTTTTAATGGCGATATATGACAAAGGAGATCAGGTACGAGTAACTGCTACTTTTACTAGTAATGGTGTAGCCGCTGATCCTACTGATGATGCTGATGATGTGACAGTTACTTGGCGTAAACCTTCAGGTGGTACAGATGCAACACCAGCCGCGACTAAAAGCACAACAGGTATCTATTATGTTGATTTTGATTTAAATGAAATAGGTATTCATACAGTTCGCTTTCAAGGAACAGAAGGAGTGATAGCTTCGGAGACTATTGAATTAGAAGTCGGGGCTTCAGTATTTGACTAATACATATGGAAAAAATTAATCCTACAGATGTTGTCCAAAATGTTAGTAAAGAACGTGGTCAAAAGAATCGAGAGATTTTTTTAGAAGCATTAGCTGAACATGGGACTATAAGCAAAGCATGTTCTATTGCAGGTGTCACTCGTTCTGCTTACGATAAGTGGCGGCAACGTATTCCAGATTTTGCCGAACGTGCAGATTCAGCTAGACAATCAGCACATACAAGTGAAAAAGTTTCACACGATGGGAACTTTCAAACTTTTCGTGAAGAATACTTTGGTCATCAGTCTCCTTGGTTCCATCTGAAAGCTATAGAAGCATACGAAAACACACCACCGGGAAACATTACTTTAATTCTTTGGCCTCCTGAACACGGCAAGACAACTCTTGCTGAGGATTACTTTTGTTACAAACTTGCAACAAACCCTGAGTTTCGTATCACTGTAGGTTCAGAAGGACAGGATATGGCTAGAAAAATTCTTGGTCGTATCCGTAGCCGAATGGAACCGCATGGCCCTTTCCCTCGGTACGTAGCTAAATATGGCCCTTTTGTTCCTCAAAATCAGAGTGGTCGTAAAACTGCTCAAGCATGGGGAGCAGATTATTTTAATGTCTTTAAAAAATCAAAGCACGATGAGCGTGACTATTCAATGGTTTCTTTAGGGTGGCGATCAAAGATTGCTGGTACACGTACCGATCATCTACATATTGATGATATTCAATCTCGTGTTTCGTTGAATCTTACCGAACAGATGTTCGAGATTTTTCGTCAAGACTGGTTGACCCGTCCGGGTGAGAACGGGCGGACAAGTATTAATGGTACTCGTGTTGGTGAAGATGATTTTTACCAACGGATAATGGAACAGATAGATGAAGATATTTTACGGGTAATTAGGTTCCCTGCGATTATTGCAAATGAAAAGGGAGAGCCTGAACCGTTATGGCCTGAGATGTTTCCTATGGAAGCGTTAGATAGGATTCGTCGTAAGGTTGGTGAAGAGGCATGGTCACGTAACTATATGCAGGAACCTTCTAGTTCTTTAGAAGCTACGTTTACGGAAGAATCTATAAAGAAATGTTTGAATCCTTTGCGTTCTACTTTGCATGATCCTCCTAAAAATTCTACTGTTTATATCGGTTTAGACCCTGCGCTTGGTTCTAATAACTGTGTGATTGCCGCTACGCCACATGAAGGTAAGTTAAAGATTCTTTTCGTTAGGGAAGATGTTGGTCTTACTCGCAATGAGCAAATACTCGGTATTGTTGAAGATGCTGTTTTACGTTGTATGAAAAATGGAAGCACGGTTTCGGATGTAATCATAGAAGCGATGGTGTTTCAAAAAGGTTTGTCTCGTGACGAACGTCTTATAGAAATGACTGAACGGTACGGTTTCCGTGTAAGAGAGCATTTAACTGGTGTTAATAAATATGACGAAACAATAGGTGTTCCTTCTATGGCATTATCGTTTATGCGTGAAGAAATAGAAATTCCATATGCAGATGATCCTCCTACTAGGCATCAAGCAGATCAGTTAATTCGTCAGCTAAAATCATGGCGACCATTAAAACGTGGTACTCAACTTAGACAGGATCAAGTTATGGCTCTTTGGTTTATATGGATTTTATGGAGACAAAGAAAACAATCATTTAGCCTTGACTCTTCACAATTCTCGTTTAAGGCACTACCTTGGAGTAGAACTAAAAAACCGACGAAGGTGCTTTAATGGCGTATACGTTTGATGAAATAGTTGGCATTATACGCCAACGAGAAAATGCACAAACTCCTGTGCTTAAAAAAATGGTCGAAGTTAAAGAGCGTTATAACGGCGACTATGTAATTCCTTTGCCGACCTTAGACGAAGAGCCGATACTACCGCCACTAACTCCTGCTTTAATTTCAGAAAATATTGACGCGATTGCTCAAAGAGCCGCGTCTGTATCTCCTTTTATTGGATGCCCTGCTTTAGATGGGTTTAAAGAAAGAGGAGTTCGTTCACGCGAATATGGCGATATTAGACGAAGAGCATTAAAAGCTACTTGGTCAGATCAGAATATGAAATTAAAACTACGTAGGGCATACCGGCATCTTGCAGGATATGCGACTACTTGTCTAGTTGTTACACCAGATTTTCAAAAAGGCGCACCAAAGATTGAAGTTCGTGATCCGTTAGGCGTATACCCTGAACCTAAAGCATACGAAGATTATTCGTTGCCACGAAACTGTGGGTTTATTTACGGCAAATCAGGCGACTGGCTACGTGCTAATTATCCCGCATCGCGGCAAGAAAATGGTGGGCCAGTAGGTCGTGATGATATAGCTATTCAAGAACTATGGGATGTTTGCGAATGGATAGATGACGAACACATTGTTATTGGAATCATGGGACAAAGATACAACCAAGTCAACAGATACCAACAACCTAGTCACAGTGCATCAATGGAATTATCACGCGCACCTAACAAAGCAGGAATGCCATGCGTGATTATTCCGGGTCGTGTTTCTTTAGATAAGATTGCGTCATCGGTTTCCAACGTAGTTGGCATGGTTGACTTAATGGCTAAACTCATGGCTCTTGAAATTATCGCTCAAGAAAAAGCTATCTTCCCAGACCGTTACATTATTGGTCGTTCAGGGCAAGTACCTATGATCGTTGGTGGCGAATGGAAAGATGGTCGCGAAGGTCAAGTAAATGTTCTTCTAGATGCAGAATCTATAGGTGAACTTCGATCATCACCAGATCAAACTACAAACATTGCTATTGATCGTTTAGAAAGAAACGCAAGAGTTTCAACAGGCACAGTTCCACAAATAGGAGGTGAGTCATATGGCGCTCTTCGTACTGGTCGCGGCATTGACGCTCTTATGGGTGCTTCTTTGGATCCGCGCGTCCAAGAAGTACAAGAGATTATGGAAACACATCTCCGATATTTGAACGAATCAATCTTTGCTTGTTACGAAGGGTACTGGGGTAACAAACAATATTCGATGTACACAGGACAAAGTGGAGACACAAGCCATGTTGAGTTCACACCGAACATTCATTTTGAATCCAGACAAAACACCGTATCTTATTCAGTTCCGGGTGCAGACACACAAGGAACCACTATCCAACTTGGACAGTTGCTTGGTATGAAAGGAATAAGTTTGCATACATTCCGTAGCAAACATCCATTCATTGACGACCCTGAAGCTGAAGGTAGACGCATAGACGAAGAAGCATTAGAAGAAGCTGTCATGGCTTCTTTAAGTCAGCAGGCTTTAGCTGGTGCTTTACCTGTTGTGTATCTTGCTAAAGTAGAAAAGCATCGCAAAAAAGGATTAGATATTTTTGGTGCTATCGAAGAAGCAGATCAAGAAATACGCGAAGAACAAGCGGCGGCGGCTCCCCCACCAGAAGAAGGACAAGTAATGGCTCCTGAACAAGCAATGGGTCTAGCCGGAGGTCCGCAAGGTGTAGCCGCACAAGGAGGACCAGCAGGTCAACAACCTCCTCCACCTGAGCAGATGCAACAAATGGCTAGAGCATTGAGAGGCTAGAATGCCTAGAAACTACAAACAAGAACCACCACCAGTTTCCGATTCAGGTATTAATGAACTTGGGTTTGGTGGCGTGCAAGCCGCAGAACAAGCAGAAGCTTCTTTAGCTTCTACTGCACAAATGAATACTGCTACAACTGGCGGTAATGTTACTATGGCTCCGCAACAAGGAGATGTAAACTCTGTTGTAGCACAGTTGCAAAATTTTAATCCGCAGTCTCAAGGCATGACAGCCGATGACGACAGACCAGATTTACCTTTAACAGATGGATTGCCTATAGGCGCAGGTGCAAGTCCTCCATCACAATTAGTTCACAAGCCACATATTATTGACCGTGTTGCCGCTGAAACAGGTAACATGCACATGCGTAAAATGGCTAACAGGATGATTCAAAGTCGAAGATGACGAGCGTATTTGACGACGATCTAACGACATTTGATGCTGATGATTTAGACATGTCCGGTCAACCCGGACAACGTAGTTATAATCCTAGTTCTGGTACATCTGTTCACGATATTAGTAATGCTCAACTTATAGATTCTCGTTTAATGTCAGCGATGTCTATTGGTCAATACTCTAGATTAACTGAAGTTAACCCTGATATGAGTCAGATTCTTTGGGATTACGCTAGTGATCTTAGTTTAGCTAACGAAGATTTCTTTAACCAAATTTTAGATTTGCATGAGATTAATGGCATGAGTCAATTTGTTGACGATTTTAAAACTATAGATAATGCCAATTTAGAAAAGATGCGGTGGGTTCAAACACCACAAATACTTAAAGATTCAATGTTATCTACTGGTTATCTAACTAGAGATGTGCGTGATTTAGAATCAGGAAAAGGGAAAAGTTTAATGGAGCAAGTTTTTTCTCTTTCATGGTTAGGGGATGATATTGAAAACTCTATTGGTAAAGTCACAGGAGCAATCGGTACACCTGTGCGTTGGGCTGGTCGAAGCTCGTGGGGTAGTTTAGAAGCATCACAAGATGTTTTGTCACACCAGTTTCGTGCGTATTTACTTGCTCAAGAAGACACAAAAATTTGGGATCCTACATGGCTTAACCCTGCTAAATATTATGGTAAAGGTGGGTTTTTAGAAAGAGCAGATGACGCTCCTACAACATGGTCTGCTGAAGATATAGACAAAATAAACGATGCTTTTACTGATGATAAACGTCGGTGGTTAGCTAGAGAAACTCTTGGGTACGGTGATTTAACAGGACGTATAGCTGAACTTGTTGACGAAGAATTTAAAGAAGAAGGGTTTGTTCCAGATCAATTTACTCCTGAATGGGGTGAACGATTTTTCGATTATTACGATTCAATAAACACTCAAGAGTGGTCTGAACTTTATCAAACAATGGGAGCAGGAGCTTACGCAGGTGCGGCACCCGGCTCTATGGAAAATCTGATTTTAAAAGATTGGAATAATTCTGTTCAGTTTAATTGGATGCAAATGAAACCCGGAAGTGCGCCTGCTCAAATATATTCAGGAACTTTGGGAATGATTTATAGGATCGCTTACGATCCTTTCAATATTGGTTTTATGGCTGTTGGTGCGGGAGCGCAAGTAGGTGTAATTGCTGGTAAAGCAATGTTAAATCAGACAGATGATATGGTCAGGTTGCTTCGTATGACTAATGCTGTTGATGAAAGCGGTGATGTTTTAAGACTTAGAGACACGTGGCGTGTTGGTGATGATGGAATATACACAGCAGAACAACTTGGTCTTGAAGTTGGGGAAACAGTAAAAGTTAAAGATCTTGTACGTGCAGTAAGAAAACAAGCTGAACATGCACAATATGGAGAAGCTATTGTTAATGCCGCTAAAGGCACTACTAAACCAACGACTGCTCAAGTTGCTACTGCTTTAAAGTATGGCAGGTTTGGTTACCTTGCAACTCCGCAAACTATACGTGATGTTTTGTTTTTGCGTAAGATCAGGCAAATAGGCGGCACTCTTGATTGGTTGTCTAAGTCTTATAAGCAACATTTTTATTTGAAAAGTGCTATTGAAGGCGTAATGAAACTTCAAAAGACTGACTATCAACAAGCTAGAAAACAAGTTTTGCAACAGATTGAAAAATTAGAAGGTGTTGAAATTGCGGCTGAACATTCTACTGCGTGGCGTAATCTTAATAATGTAAATCCCGGTATTAGAAGACTCTTACCTGCTATGCAAAAATGGCAGATAGAACAGTTAGAAGCAGGGTTAGACGGTTTTGGTACATATGATGGGATGCTTGATTTTTTAGAGCAGGGTCTTAGTGAAGTATTAGCACACACAAATCAACTTTCTCCAAGAGGGTTTAAGTTTCCTACAGTTTCCGCACGGCAAAGATATGCAGGGCGTGCAAAAATAGGTGGGTTAGATGCGTCTAATAAAGGGCGTAACTTAACACCACAACAAATGGATGATCTTCTTGGTCATGGTGTTTCAGTAATGAAACGTCGGATAGATGATACGGCAGAAGAATTAGCTCGTGCGGTTGAACAAAACTTTGATGTGTCTCCTGCGGCTTTAACAGACGACGGTGTTATAACACCGTTAGATGATATTTTGTCACGTTTAACTGACGAACAACGATCAATGTTACGTGAAGTATTTTCTCATGCTGATAGCAGAACTATACAGATGATAAGAGAAATTGTTCGGACTAGAGGTGTTGCTCCTGTACCTATGGGAGAAGAAGCAAAGGTTCGGATAATAGATCAAATTCTTAGACGAAACTACAAAACAAATATTAAATTTGCTGAAGGTGTAAACGCTGATAAAAGACTTAAAGTTTTATCAAGTTTCATTGATGAGCTTTTAGATGTCACTGTTACTAAACTTAAAAACGAATTTGAAATAAATGATATTTATAGTTTGTCTGCTAAACCTGACGGTCTTGGCAGACTAAGTAGATACAGTCGGGCTGGTAGAGCGTTTGTTAAAAGCCCATTACGAGCATTTGGTATTCTTTTAAGAAACGCAAGGTACGCCCCTAAAGGTGGACCTGTAGCATTAGATACAGTCGGCGGATACGAAAACATGATGCGCTACTTCGACATGGGGTATCTCGCTCATTTACCTGATGAAGTCATTGAGTATTATCAAATCAAATATTTATATGGAACTCCGGGTGAACGACTAAATATAGTTACAGAGTTTATATCTGACTTCTTATCTAACAGCGGGCTGTTAAGTATTACTGATCCGTCGATTGAACGAATGTATATGACATGGGTTAAACGAATGGAACACACATACGGTGTTTCAGGAGCCGATGCTGTAAACGTATTAGAAGATACAAACAGGGCTGTGTTTAAAAGTGAAATGGCTGAACAAATGCTTTTGCCTGACATACATCAAATGATGAAAGCGTCACGGCATTTAGGTTGGTGGAGAAGAATAGGTATATCTCCTTCTGCTGATTTTGTTAACACAATGGTAGGTTCGTATTGGAAACCTGCTGTGTTAATAAGAATGGGTTTCATTCCTAAAACTGCTGGTGAAGAAGCATTCTCTTTTATTTTAAGAAATGGTATCCCTGATTATTTAGCGGCAAAACTAGGGCCAAGAGGCGCATCTTTATATAAAGCATGGGATAATCATAGTGGTAAAAGAATATGGTATGACGGTAAAAACCTTCAACAGTTAGAACGCTTTCGACGCGCTAATCCTATTAAACCTATTTTATGGTTGTTGAGATCATTTGGACCTAGAGAAGTTACTTTAAGAAAAGTTGTTGCACGACAATTAACAGAAGAATACGGTCAAGCGTGGGTGCAACTTTCTGAGGTGCAACAACAAGATCTTATAGCTAAACGTTTAAGTATGGTGTTAGCTAATGCTACTGATATTCCATTAAAAGGAAAACAAAATTTTCATAGGATGTATGTTTACAACGTAAACATGTTTGACGAATTTGCTAGACAACAACATCGTTGGGTTTGGGAAAGATATGACGAAATATTTAATGGGCGAAACAGATCATATGACAGTGTAAGAAAAGTTAAAGATCCCGATACTGGTATTGAATACGATATGCCACCAGAAGCGTGGGCTAAAGCTAAACAAAGAACAGATCGTTTAGCTGAAAAGGTAGCAACAAATCTTGTCGGTCCTGAACACGTTGAGTATTTAGTTAAGGCCGCGCGTATTTGGATGCTTCATCCAACAGCAAGAAACGCAAGTTCTAATGTTATGGCTAGCACAGTTTCAAAAGCTTATTCAGGAGAAACTGCCGCTGAACAATTAGCGCGTGAAAGTCTTGATGCTATTAATGGGTACTCACCGGATCATGTTAATTTATCTTTAGGTTACGATAGACATGTTTTTGAAACATTGCCTAATCCAGCGCAAGGTGGTTTAGGAGATACATCACCAATGTTAGGTGCAGATTTTCCAAGAGCTACTTACATTATTGGGTGGCGTATACATGATGATCCTGCGTCTTTAGCCGCCGCTAAAGTTTTATTAAACGCTAATCCTGTAGAGCAGGGTAGAAATGCACGTAAATTAGTTAGGTTTATTTCAGGTTCAGATAAAACTGGTGCAGACAATACACAATTTTATCAGATGTTTGTACGTGAACTTGATTACATGCCTTTTGATGTTAAAAGCATTTTGAACCAAGCACATAAACGATCTCATAATGGACATGCATGGGATGTAGGTGCTGATTTAGTAGCACCTCATACAGCGCATGAAGCAAAATTTTTATCTAAAGAAGAACGTATGCGGCGCGCTATGTCAGATAGAGATTACAACGAAGCGCGCAGAGTAGGTGCTGAAGTCCCGAATGGACACCAATGGAACTGGTTGGATGATTTATCTGACGAAGAGTTTGCAGTATATGAAAGAATTAATTATATCTTTTCACAAGCAACAGACTGGGATCCAAGTATTGTAGAACGAATCCAATTAGGTGAAGCATTAGCTTACGAAGAGCTTTTCACAATGCCGTCAGAAGGTGCGTTAGCTCAAATGTTTTCTGACGATATGTTAGCTAGACCGTTAGATCAATGGATTGATGTTTATAAAACATTTGGAAGAGATCGTACTTTAACTCCTCGTGAAGTTAACGCTATGAATCTTGCACATTGGACAATGTTTCCTCAAACTTCACGATACGGAGTGCATAGACATATACCTGTTAAACCTTTAGCTGGGTTAGATAAATCCGCTCCGTTACCCGGAATAGGATCAAACACTAAATGGGTTCCTGCGGCTGAAGGTACTGCTGATGGGGCATTAGATTCGATAAGAACTGGTAATACGTTTTTGCATACAGGCGACACGCTTATACCAGAATTGCCTGTGCCTAGATTAGATATTTTTAGAAACGATTTAGACGGACAAGAAGTTTTGAATGGTGTGCTTGCAGGTAATAAAGAACAGCGTTTAATGCTTTACAACATAAGCGATATGGATATGAGTATTTTAACAAGTGTAGGTGATGACCCTACTTTGTTAAGAGCTTATGCTCAAGATGCCGCGTATTCTAAATTAATTCAACCAATGTATTCTTCGCAGATTGATGACTCTGCGAGAATGTCAAGAGCAGTTGAACAGGGAAGACCAGCAGATCATACTTCTTTGTATGTGCCGATTATTAGAACAGAGTTAGCTGAATCGCTTGTAGCTACGTTACAAGACCCTGACGTATCTATAGAGTTTGCAGAATTTTTAGTTAACAAACTGGTGACTGTTCCTAATAAAAGAAAAGCTTTAAGTACTGCTGTTCCTATAGGCCAGTTAAGTGACCCTGAATATGCAAGATTGCTTGCTGATGAAATAGTAGATTTATTAAATCCTCTTAATGATCCTGTTGGCGGAGGGTTAGGGCCAGAGATTTATTCAACGGTAGCTGATGATGCTTTAGAAATGATGTCTCTTGTTGATGATACTAATGGTGTTTATTTTCCAACCATGGTTATGTTAACTGATCCTGATATAGCTCGTGTTGTATCTGAAGCAATTAATGAATTTGCTTCTGTGAAACAAATGGGTAGAACAGGTATTACTTTTAGAGAAACTCCAGCTTTAAACTTTGCAAGAGTTGATGTGCATACAAATGCTTTTACTGGTAAAACAAAAATGCATTTGCCGGAAGAAAATACTGTTTTAGGTATACCTGATGGAACAGAGATACAAGTAACAGATGATGTTGTAGCAGAAATACAAGGTTTTAATAGGGACATTAAACCTAATTACAGGCATGACCCTTACGCTCCTAATAACCATCCGTTGTACCGGCCACCAAATATAGGTGTGTATGGTACTTCTCATAGATCAGAACGAATATGGCCTGCTAGTCCGTGGGAAGGGGAAGGGTTTGCTACTCGTCCTGTATACGGGACAAGTGATATGGCGGATCTTAATTTGCATCCTGTTACAAATGACACTAAAGAATACATAGAAATTACTATTCGTAGTGGACCTAATAAGGGTGCGCGTAAAACAATAACTCAAGATGAATACATGATTTATCTTGAAGAGTGGCCAAAAGTTCGGGCTATGACATCGGATGATTTCAAAGCAGAAGTTTTGTATCCTCGTGATCTTGACGCTACTGGTAAACCATATGGCATGTCTAAAATGGGTATGAATAGTTTACGAGCAGATGCATTACCTACTGATCCTATTCCTATTTTTATAAATTTTGACGCTATTCTTGGGTGGGCTAACAGAAGAAAAATTACACAAGGTGCAGATTCATATAGTTCTTTAGCTGTGCAAGCATTACAAGAAATGGGTATTGATCCGAATATGATGTTTGCATATTTGAGTAGCCCAACAACAAAGATTATTGCAGGAGAGCTTTCTTTTGCTGATGAGTTTATAGAAGTTGCTAACAAATGGTTAAAGAGTCTTTACGGAGATGATGTTGATTTGCTTACTGCAAGTTCTCGTTTAGAAGATTCATTAGCTGAAGCGGCATTTATTTGGGAACATGAAATTGCTCATGCCAGATTAAATCATGTAAGAAAAGAAAGACGACTTAATCCTGTTGAAGAATTAACAGTGTCAGGTGTTAAAGAACAAATGGCTAACAGTATGGCTCTTAAAAAAATAGGGATTCCGGATGAAGCTCTTTCAATGAACCCTGAAGAGATTATGTATATGCATCCTGAAGATTGGGATTGGGTTGAAACAGGAAGATTTTTAGGAACTGGTGCTACACAAGACGAATACATACGCGCAGGCGCTATGGGTAAAGTAGACGCAGTATGGAATCATGCAACAAAACCAGTACGAAGCGGACAAACAATAGACACTACAACAATCGGGGATTTGTCGTGGCCTTTAATTGACAATGTATTAGATCCTGACGTTGCAAGGTTTAATATGACAGCACGGTTAGATGATATGCCTTGGGAAGCATACGGACCGCGGGCTGTGATTTCTTCAGAAGGCATGTTTCAAAAAATAGTTAACGGTTTCTTTGAAGGAATAGCGTCACCTTTAATAAACGCTTTTATTAGAGAGCCGTTGTTTCTTGAAAACTTTGCTCTTGCTTTAAGAGAAGCGTCACCTTTAATGAGAAAAACTTTTCAGCATTCACCAACTGCATTTAAAAATCTTAAACAAGCTAAAGGTATTGTCGGACAAACAATTCATATAGATGATATAGGGCAAGTACGTGCTGAAAAATTAGAAGAACTTATTACTCACGGGATGATGAACCCTGAACAAATGCCTGATGTTCTTCACATAGGGTTACATGATATGACAGCTACAGGAACGATTACGAATCCAACAGAACCTAACTATATGAAAAAACTTGTTGTAGGCATTATGAACAATGACCGTAGCGAAGTAGCTAAATATTTAGAACCAGCTATAGAACAGCATGTTTATAAAACATTTAATCCTTCTTCTCTACATAAAAAAGCAACAGATGAGTTCATGCTTGTCGTCGATGACTTTATGGATTGGTCATGGCATGAAACACATATAATAAACGAAACAATAAAAGTATCTTCATCTAACGCTGTTGGTAAAACAATACCTTGGATTGACGATCACACTCTTCGTCCAGTGTTCCAAGAAATTATAGGTAACTTAATGCCGTTCTATTTTGCTCACGAACAATTCCTTAGAAGAATGGCACGAGGGTTAATAACAAGTCCTCAAATGTTTAGAAACTTAGAAGTAGGATTAACTGTAGGCGGTAATACTGGTTTTATCAGGGAAGACAGCTTCGGCGAAAAACGCCTTTATGTCCCAGTGTTACCTACGGTAGCAAAACTTGTTCACGGCGGGTGGGATGGTATATCAAATGTAGCTGGGGATATGACAATACCTCAAGTAGAAGCCGCAATGTTATGGGCAGGAGATTTACTAATTCAACCTTGGGAAGAACCTATTGGCTTCCCAACAAAAAGTGCGTTTCCCGGCTGGGATCCAAGTAAAGCACACTTGCCCGGAGTTGGCCCTATGATTTCAGTTCCTCTTGTTGGTGTATCAATGATGCTTCCAGAATTTGCACCAGTGTTTCAGGATTTAACTTACTTTAGATACAGCGGGTCTACAGCAGTAGATCAAAACTCTGCGTTAGCTAGTATGCTCAACACCTTAGTAGGAGTTGGTTTTGTTAAACATGCAATACCTGCTGGTATATCTAATATAGGCATGACTGAAACTCCTTTTGGTATGCAAGACGCAGGTGAAGCGTTAACTGCTGGTGCTGTTTTAATGAACATGTTAGGTGAATTACCTGACGAAGAAACTTATTATCTTGATAAAGCAGAGTACCAAGAGGGTGTAAGAATGCACGCAAGAAACATTCTTAATATGCGCGCATTTACTTGGTTCTGGGGTACAGGTGCCGCACAAATGGAACCATTAATCGGTGACCAACCATTAAGATTTAGTAGAGAATTTCAAGATATGTTGGATGTTTCTTCACGAACAGGTGTGCTTGGGTGGGAAGAAATTTATGCGGAACTTTTTGAAAGGTACGTTAATGAAGCTAAAGCAGAACACGGAGAGGATTGGAAGTTACACGCACCTCCACACAGATTCCAGTTGTTTGTTACCGGCAAGCAAACTACGACTGCCACCGGAGCGCCTCTCGGTCCGACTGAACCTGCGTTGGAATACATTAATGATAATGAGCAATTTGTTACTACTTATAAGTACGGTGCCTCTTATCTTGTTCCTGCTAATTGGGCAGAAGATGAAGAATATTCAGCGTTATCTGCGCAAAGAATGGTTGCGTTAGATTTAAGACGGCGAATTGAATGGGATGATCTTATAGAAAGCTGGTATATGGGTGCTGATTTACAGGAATACCATATGCGTACTGGTGAGATGGACAGGATTATTTTAGAAAATGATTACAAAATTAAACGTAAAGGTATTTATAGAGGTGAACAGTACACAGCAGACGAAATAAAAAAATTCTATGATATTGTTCAAAAAACAAAAGCAGAGAAAGAAGCTTTTGTTGAGGCGTTTACTAATACTCATCCTATTTTTGCTTATGGTAAAAGTAATCCTGCTACTTCTGAAGGTAAAAGAGCTAGAACTATTGCTGACTTTAAAGTAATCTTAAATACATATGATGAAGACCCTAACCTAATACCTGAATCTGAGCATAGAGATGACATTTTAGAGTTCGCTAGAATTTTAGTTACATTGTCAGAAACTATGGACAGTCTCAAGAATAGGCAGGGTGGTACAGAGTTAAGAAAGCAAGCAAGACGGAAAGCGGCAGATGATATGGAGACATTCAGAAGAGGGAAACCTTGGGTGAACTCTTTGTATTACACTGTGGGTCGTCCGCTTATTGGCGAAGACGAGTTTCTTAAAATTGAATTTGATCCTTATTATGGGGAAGTTAATTAATGACTATTAAAACTGGTGCAGAAGCATGGCATATTTTAAAAAACTTTCTTTTAGATCAGCGTTTCTATTTTTCTGACAATCTTAATCTTGGTTCAATTTTAGAAAATCCTAGTATGTTCAACGAATTTGCGACACAAGTTCCGGGAGCGCCACCACAGATGATTGGTGGTTTAAGAACTGGTATAGGTGACACAGCTTTTGATGAAAAAGGAACTTTAACTCTTGTAATACCAGCCGAATTGCAAGAAGAATACGGCGCTTCAGAAGTAAAATTAAATTTAAGTTACTTAGAAGGTGACAACATGGGGGTAGGTGTTGTCGGTGATGTAGATGATCTTTTATCAGGATTGTATTTCGGTCCTCAAAACATTGAAGCGTTTTGGAATGGTTTAGATCAAGATGAACGTGATCGTGTGCGTGCTTCGTTATGGTACGCAGGATTTTATGGGGCTGATAATATTCCTAGTTTTGGGCAAGCGGCTAC